CGCACGCGCAGATTAAACCGGCCATCCATGCCAATCAGCAAATGACTTGGGAATCAGCAAATGGCCGGCGTGAAGGGTAAAAGCGGGGGTGCACGGCCCAATTCGGGCGGCAAGCGCGAAGGGGCGGGCCGCAAGAGGGTGGCTGCGGTCCTGATCGCGCCGGAGATGGCAAAGGCCAATCCTGGCGAGCCGCTGGACCCGCGGCCGACGCTGGAGTTGGTCGCGCTCGGCCATCTGGACGTGAGCCCGTCCCAGATGAAGGCCCTCCTGGCGCTGCTGCCATACGTCCATGCCAAGCGCGGCGAGGGCGGCAAGAAGGAGCAGAAGCAGGCCCAGGCCGAGAAAGTCGCCAGCCGGTTCGCTCCTGCTGCGCCGCCGCGGCTGATCGCGGCTGGCGGCAAGAAGGTGTGATCGCATGGCGTGGAGCACGGCTTGCCCGGATTGGGAGGATCGGCTCGTCGCGGGGCTTTCGATCATTCCGGCGCCGATTTTTCCGGAGCAGGCCGCGCAGGCGCTCGAGATTTTCAAGTCGTTGCGAGTGGTCGATCTGCCGGGCAAGCCGACGTTCGGCGAGTGCTCCGAGCAGTGGGTGTTCGATTTCGTGGCGGCCATCTTCGGCGGGTATGACGCGGACACCGGCAAGCAGTTGATCCGCGAGTACGGCCTTCTTATTAGCAAGAAGAACACGAAGTCCACGATCGCGGCTGGGATCATGCTCACGGCCCTGATCCTGTGCTGGCGCGAGGAAGAGGAGCACCTGATCCTGGCGCCAACCAAGGAAGTGGCGGACAACTCCTACAAGCCGGCCGCGGCGATGGTGCGCGAGGACGAGGAGCTGTCCGCGCTGTTCCACATCCAGGACCATCTGAGGACGATCACGCACCGGGTGAATCGCAACAGCCTGAAAGTGGTGGCAGCTGACACCGACACGGTGTCCGGCAAGAAGTCCGGCAAGGTGCTGGTCGACGAGTTGTGGGTGTTCGGCAAGCGGTCGAACGCCGCTGCGATGTTCATGGAGGCGCTCGGCGGCCAGGTGTCGCGCGAGGAGGGATGGGTGATCTACCTGACCACCCAGTCCGACGAGCCGCCGGCCGGGGTGTTCAAGGAGCGGCTGGATTACTGGCGCGACGTGCGCGATGGCAAGGTTGCCGACCGCAAGACGTTGGGTGTGCTGTACGAGTTTCCGCGGAGGATGCTCGAGGACAAGGCGTATCTCGAGCCCGAGAACTTCTACATCACGAACCCGAACATCGGGCGGTCGGTGAGCGCCGAATGGCTGCACGACCAGCTGCGCAGGGTCAAGGCGAAGACGGACGGCACGTTTCAGCAGTTCCTCGCAAAGCACCTGAACGTCGAGATCGGCCTGAATCTGCGGTCGGATCGGTGGGCGGGTGCGGACTTCTGGGAGGCGGCAGCGGAGCCGGGGGTGACGCTGGACAGCCTGCTCGAGCGCAGCGAAGTCGCCGTGGTCGGCATCGACGGCGGTGGCCTGGACGACCTCTTGGGTCTGTGCGTGCTGGGGCGCGAGCGCGGTACACGCCGCTGGCTGGCCTGGGCGCATGCGTGGGCACACCGGATCGCGCTGGAGCGGCGCAAGGAGATCGCCGCGCGGCTGTCGGACTTCGCCGCTGCCGGGGATCTCACCATCGTGGAGCAGCCGGGGCAGGACGTGCAGGCGGTGGCGGAGATCGTCTGCCGGGTGCGCGACGTCGGCCTGCTGCCGGAAAAGGCTGGAATCGGCGTGGACGCTGCCGGAATCGGCGACATCATCGACGCGCTCACCGCGCCCGGTTGCGACATCGGAATGGAGCGCATCGTCGGGGTGTCGCAGGGCTGGAAGCTCAATGCGGCGATCAAGACGACCGAGCGCAAATTGGCCGCAGGCGAGCTGGTGCACGCAGGCGCGGCCCTGATGGCGTGGAGCGTGGGCAACGCGAAGGTGGAAGCCCGCGGCAACGCCGTGATGATCACCAAGCAGGCGGCGGGCTCCGCCAAGATCGACCCGCTGATGGCGCTTTTCGATGCTGTCAGCCTCATGTCTCTCGCACCGGCGGCCAATGTCATCGGCGAGGACTACGAACTGCTCACCGTCTGAGCGGGGAGAACCACATTGAACCTGCGCGTCTTCAATCTGTGCCTGCTGGTCGGCTGGCTGATGGTTCTCGCTGGCGGTGTCGTGATCAATATCGGCTGGGGAATTGCCGTTGCTGGCGGTCTTCTGCTGGTGTTGGTGCTGATCGGCGCCTATCTGGGCGGCCTGTACGACCCGAAGAAAGCCGACAAGTCGGCCGGTGAGGGCGGCTGATGTTTCTCAGCCGAGTCCGTGCCGATGGCGGGATGATGGACCGCAGCCCGTGGGGGTCGTTCTGGTTCACGCCGCTCGGCTCCATGACGCGCACCGGTGTGCGCGTGACGCCTGTGTCGGCTCTCGGCCTTCCAGTGGTGTATTCCTGCATTCGCGTGCTCGCCGAGAGCTTTGCGGTCATGCCCTTCACGCTCTACCAGCCGAAAACGGGCGGCGGCAGGACGAAGAACACCAAGCACTGGCTCTATCGCCTGTTCGCCAAGAGCCCGAACCGGTTCCAGACGCCCTACGAGTGGCGGCTGATGCTGCAGGGGCATCTCGCGCTTCGGGGCAACGCGTTCTGCCAGATCACGGCCAACGGCAAGGGCGAGATCGTCGAGCTCCTTCCGCTGCATCCCGATCGGATGACAGTCGAACTGCTGGATGCGGCGGGAAACTACCGCTACAGGTACGTCGACGCGAACAACCAGACCTACTACTTTGCCCGCAACGAGATCTGGCACCTTCGCGGACAGAGCGACGACAGCTACCTCGGCCTGAGCCCGATCACGCTGGCGCGCGAGGCGATCGGCGAGGGCCTGTCGATCCAGGCGTATTCGGCGCGCTTTTTCGCAAACGACGCAAAGCCCGGCGGCGGCTGGATCGAGTACCCCGGCCAGTTCGCCACGACCGAGGCGAAGAAGACCTTTCGCGATTCCTGGCAGCAGATGCAGGGTGGCGCGAACGGCGGCAAGGTGGCCGTGCTGGATCGCGGCATGAAGTTCCACGAACTGGGCCTGAACAACAAGGAAGCCCAGTTCATCGAGGCGCGCGCGGCCAAGAAAAGCGAGATCGCGAGCATCTGGCGCATTCCGCCGCACAAAGTCGGCGATCTGTCCGAAGCGACGTTCTCCAACATCGAGCAGCAGTCCATCGAATTCTGGACGGACACGATGCTGCCGTACGCGGAGCTGTGGGAGTCCTCGATCGAGTATTTCCTGCTCGGAGCCGACGAGCCGATGGGGCTGGAGCCCGAGTTCGACATGCGCCGCATGATGCGCGGTGATTCGGTAGCGCGGGGCACTTACTACACCTCGGGCATCAATGCAGGCTGGCTCACCCGCAACGAAGCGCGCGAGCAGGAAGGCTTCGACCCGATCGACGGGCTGGACGAGCCGCTGCGGCCCCTGAACATGGTCGAGGAGTCCGATGCTGCTGCCGACGAGCTGGTAGAAGGCGATAGCGGCGCCGATGACGGCTCCGCGGACGCACGCCGTGCACGACGTCGGTCGCGCAAAGCCGCAGCGAAAAAGGCCATGCGAGAGAGTGCTGTCACACGCGTGGACGCCCTGCTGCTGTCCGCCGCGGAACGCCTTGCGCGCCGGATCATGAAGGAAGGCAAGGCGCCGGAAGCAAGCCTCGTCGCGGCGACCCTGGCGGTTCCGCTGTCGGCGGCGCAGGAGTGGGTGACGGCGCATGCTGCGTTGTCCGAAGTGGGAGAGAACCAACTGATTGCGTCGCTTGTGGCGCTGGGAAAGAGCGTATGACCGACAAACACGACTCCAAGCCGACCGAAGAGCGCCCGGAGGGCCGTGCTTTCCGGTTCGCCGAAGACCTGCGCGGCGCGCCGTGGGCGCTGCAGTCGGACGCCATGGGCATCGTGGCGAGTCCGCTGGCCGCACCGATGCGCGGCGCGCGCGGGGCGGGAGCTCGCTCCGGAGCCATCGCGATCCTGCCGATGAGTGGCGTGCTCACGCCGGGCGGCTACTACGACGGCGGCGACACCAGCACAGACGCCTTCGCTGCCGCGCTCATGGACGTCATCAACGATGACACCGTGGGCGCAGTGCTGCTCGACATCAACAGCCCCGGCGGCAGCGTCTACGGGACCGGCGAACTGGCCGACCTGATCTACAGCGCCCGCAAGGCCAAGCCTGTGATCGGCCTCGCGAACTCGCTGGCCGCCTCCGCCGCTTACTGGACCGGCTCGCAGTGCACCGAGTTTTACTGCACGCCCGGCGGTGAAGTCGGCTCCATTGGCGTCTACACGATGCACATGGACATGAGCGGGCTGATGAATGCCATGGGTATGAAGGCCACGCTCATTTCCGCGGGCAAGTTCAAGACCGAGGGCAACCCCTTCGAGCCGCTCACGGATGAAGCGCGCGCCGCCATCCAGGCGTCGGTCGACGGCTACTACGCAGCGTTCACGCAAGCCGTGGCGCGCGGCCGGAATGCGCCCGTTGCGTCCGTGCGCGACGGCATGGGGCAGGGCCGCGTGCTCGGGGCGAAGGATGCTCTGGCGGCCGGAATGATCGACGGCATCGCCACGCGCGCGGATGTGCTGCGCGGCATGGCTCGCAAGCTGAAAGGTGCGCAAGGCTCCGTAGCGGAACTGATCGCGATGGAGGACGTTCCGGAGCCGGAACCGGTTGCGCAGCCTGATTTCGCTGCCCTTGAGTCAGCCCGCGCCCGCGCGCACGCCGCGCGGGCGCGTGAACTGGACATCCTGAGTCTGTAACTGAGTCCCGGGCTGGCACGGCCCACCCCGCTGACGCGTCCGTAGGCGCTTCAGTGCAGGCCCCGTTGGGCCGTTGTGCAACCCCGTGAGCCCGCGCAAGCGGGCTTTGTCGTTTCTACAGCCGCCTCCGGGCGGCTTTCGTGTTTCTGGAGATCCCAAATGAGTGCAAAGCTCCGCGCCCTGCAGGCCAAGAAGGCCGAACAGGTCCAGGCCGCTCGCGCCTTCAACGACGCGACGGACGCCAAGGCCACCGCCGAAAACCGCGGCTGGACTGACGAGGAAACCGCCGCCTACGCCGCCCTGCGTGACGGCATCGGCGCGACCTCCGCCGCCATCGAACGCGAGAACGCGCTGATCGCCGAAGAGGCCGGCATCGCCGCTGCGCGTCCGGCTGGCGCTTCCAGCGTCGCCATCCCCGCCGCCGCCCGCATCGAAGTGCGCGAGAACGTCGAAAACGACCCGAAGCGCGGCTTCAAGTCCTTCGGCGAGTTCGCGCAGGCCGTCTACGGCGCCTCGCAGGTCAAGGCGGTGGGCGGTGCGGCCGACACGCGCCTGGCGGTGGTGGCCGCCGCGCCGACGACCTACGGCAACGAGGGCGCGGGCGCCGATGGCGGCTTCGCCATTCCGCCGGCCTTCTCGCCCGAGATCTTCCAGCTCTCGCTGGGCGAAGACGCGCTGCTGCCGCTGTGCGATGACGTCAACGTCACCGGCAACAACATGACGTTCCCCAAGGACGAGACGACGCCCTGGGGCAGCAACGGCATCCGCGCCTACTGGCAGGGCGAAGCCGCCGCCGGCACGCAGGTCAAGCCGGTGCTCGGCACCATGGCGCTGCGCCTGAAGAAGCTCATGGCGCTGGTGCCCATGACGGACGAACTGCTGGCCGACACGAGCGCGCTCGATAGCTGGCTGCCCGGCAAGGTCGCCGACTCGATCCGCTGGAAGACCAACGAGGCGATCCTGTTCGGAACCGGCGGCGGCTTGCCGCTCGGCGCGCTGAACAGCGGCGCGGCGGTGGTCGTGTCCAAGGATTCGGGCCAGTCGTCCAACACGCTCACGGCCACGAACCTGGCGAACATGATCGCGCGCCTGCCCTCGGGCTCGTTCGGCAAGGCCGTGTGGGTCATCAACAACGACGTCCTGCCGGCGCTGTTCACCCTGACGCTGGGCAACTACCCGATCTACCTGCCGGGCGGCATGTCGGTGAACGGCGCGATCCAGAGCAACCCCTACGGGATGCTGCTGGGCCGCCCGATCATCGTCAGCCAGCACGCCAAGAGCTTCAGCTCGCAGGGCGACGTGAACCTGGTGGACCTGTCCTACTACCAGGCCATCACCAAGGCGGGCGGCGTCGAGACGGCCAGCTCGATGCACATCTACTTCGACGCGGACGCCGTGGCGTTCCGCACGATCTTCCGCATGGACGGTCAGTCGAAGCTCTCCGCGGCCATCACGCCCGCCAACGGCAGCAACAACCTGTCGCCGTTCCTGTCGCTGCAGGCCCGCTGATCGGTGACGCGAGGGGCGGCGCGGTGCCGCCCTTCCTCCCGCAACCCTCATTCCCTTTCCGGAGTTCATCATGAACGCAAACGTTGCGGCCGGCGAGAAGCTGGCAATCCTCGGCACGATCGATCCCCAGACGGTCGCCAACACCGAGAAGTTCTCGGACGTGATCGACATGAACACGTTCCACCAGGTGCTGGCAATCGCCATGACCGGCGACATGGCGAGCGAGACGATCGACTTCAAGTGCTACACCTGCGACAGCGACGGCACGAACGCCACGGCGCTGAAGACGGCCACCCAACTGGCCGCGTCCGCCTCGGCGAACGACAACGCGCAGGTCGCCATCAGCGTGCGCGCCGACGACCTCGTTGCCACCTCCAAGCGCTACATCAAGTTCGGCCTGGTGACGGGCGGCGCGACCGGTGGCGCGGCGGCGGCGGTCGTGCTCGGCGTCGATGGCCGGTATGCGCCGGAGAGCGCGTCCAACCTCGCCACGGTCAAGCAAGTCAAGCTCTGATCGCAAGCAAGTAAAGGGGCTCCCTGTGCGGAGCCCCTGTTGCTGGAGAACGCATGAAAGCCATCCGCTACACCCAGAGCTTCCACGCTGTCGGCGAGCACGGGTTCAGCGCGCCAGTCTACGAGGCGGGCAAGGACTATCCCGTCACGGACGAGACGCGGCGCCATGTGGCGCGCGGCATCGCCGAGGAAGTGGATCTGCCCGATCCTGCAGCGGAGGCTGCACCCGCGCCTGCCGCGCCGTCCAGGGTTCGGGTCAAGTAAAGCTCCGGAGCCGCCATGCTCATTCAGACAGCCGCACCGAGCGTCGAGCCGGTGTCTCTGGACGAGGCGCGCACGCATCTGCGCATCGACCCGGACATGACCGACGATGATGCGCTGATCGGGCGGCTCATCGCAGCGGCGCGCCAGTATGCGGAGACGCTGACCGGGCGCAGCTTCATCACCCAGAGCTGGCGGCTGGTGCTGGACGCGTTCCCGTGCTGTCTGGAGCTCGAGCGCGGGCCGGTGCAGTCGATCAGCTCGCTCGTCTACCGGGACATGAGCGGCACGCCGCAGCCCCTCGCCTGGGACGCCGCCGCGAATGGCATCCAGCGCGCCTCGGACGGCTCACTGGTGGCGGACCTGTCGGCGCTGCCCGCACGCATCGCCCCCGCCTTCGGCCGCATCTGGCCGATTGCGTTGCCCGAAATCGGCGCGGTTGCCGTGAACTACAGCGCAGGGTACGGGAGTGACGCGACCGCCGTTCCCGATGGCATCAAGCAATGGATGCTCCTGCGCATCGGCTCCCTGTACGAGTTCCGTGCCGAGGTCGTCGCCGAGCGCTCCATCAAGGTCGATCCGATGCCGTTCTTCGACGGGCTGCTCGATCCCTATCGCGTGGTGTCGGCCTGACCATGCAGGCCGGCAAGCTCCGCCACCGGGTGCTGATCCAGCAGCCCGGCACCACGCAGGACAGCATCGGCCAGGTTGTTCCGACGTGGACGAATCTGATCACGGCGGGCGACGGAAAAGTGTGGGCGGACGTGCGGCAACTCTCTGGACTTGAGAGCATCCGCGGCGGTGCAGAGTTGTCCATCGTGAAGGCGTCGATCCGCATCCGCTATCGCACCGATGTGACCGCGGCGATGCGCGTCACGCACGGCTCGACGGTCTATCAGGTCAAGGCCGTGCTGCCAGACCTCGAGGGCAGCGAGTTCGTCGATCTCGCCTGCGAGGTGGTGGCATGAAGCCAAGCAGGCAGTCGGCCGTCCGGCGCGCGAAGTACGGCGGCTCGCACACCTTCACGGTCTACCACAACCTGCCGGACATCCAGGCGCTCATCGAGGAAATCGGCCAGGACATCCAGGCGGCCGTACGTCCGGCGGCGCAGGCGGGAGCGGAGGTGCTGTACCAGGCCGTTCGAACGAACGTGTCGGCGCTCGGAACCTACACGGGCAACCTCCACAACTCGATTTACCAGAAGTATTCCGAGGAAAACAGCAGCCCCGGCCGCGCGACCTATCACGTCAGCTGGCGAACGGCCAAGGACGGCCTGCCGCGCGCCCCCCACGGGCATCTCGTGGAGTTCGGCTACATCCGCAAATACAAGGTCTATCTCGGAAGCGACGGGCAGTGGTACACGAACAAGAAGGCGCCCCTTCCTGAGCCTGTTCAAGTGGCCGCGAAGCCGTTCATCCGGCCGGCGTCCGCAAAGTACCCCGAAGCTGTTGCCGCGGCAAAGGCAAAGCTGCTGGAAGTGATGAGCGGGAGCGGCCAATGACTTTCGAAGCCGACCTCTTCACGCTGCTCAAGACCGTCACGCCGCGCGTGTTTCCCGACTTCGCGCCGACGTCGACGACGCGACCCTACGTGACGTTCCAGCAAGTGGGCGGAGACGTCCTGAACATGGTCGCGAACGTGGCGCCGGGCGTGCGCAATGCGCACATGCAGATCAACGTGTGGTCCAACACGCGGGCCGAGGCGCTGCAGATCATTCGCGCGATCGAGGACGCCATGTGCTCCACGAGCGCATTCGTGGCGCGCCCGATCGGCGCGGCCATCGCCGACTACGACGCAGAAATTCCCGTGTACGGATGCAGGCAGGACTTCACCTGCTGGCATCAGCCGTAGCAGACAACCAGAGCATGTGAGAACGCCCGTTTAACGCGGGCGTTCTTCTTTGCATCGCCCGCCTTGGGCAATCGCAACCAGCCGCCTTCGGGCGGTTTTTTTGTGCCCCGCAAGGGCGAAAGGTAAGTATATGGCATTCAATTTCCCGGAAGGGACCAGATTCTATTTTTGCAGCCTCGATCAATTCGCTGGCGCGAAGAGCGTCACTGCGCTGACGAACGCCAATCCGGCGGTGGCGACCTCCGCCTCCCACGGCTACGTGGACAACGACGAGGTGCTGCTCCTCTCGGGATGGGAGGACGCGACGAACGCGATTTATCGCGTGGACCAGCAGGACACGAACACGTTCAACATCCTGGGCCTGGACTCCACCAGCACCAAGTTCTATCCCGCCGGTTCCGGCACGGGCACGACGCAGAAGGTCGGCACCTGGGTGCAGATCCCGCAGGTGACGGGCGTGCAGACCCAAGGCGGTGATCCGCGCTTCACCGACGTGCAACTGCTGGCAAGCCGCAACGCGCTGAAGATCCCGACCGGCTTCAATGCGACGACCACGGTCCTGACGCTGGCCCATGATCCGGCCGACGCGAACTGGCTGACCATGGTGGGCATCTCGCGCACCCTCGAGCCGGTGGCGTTCAAGATGGCCCTCGGCGGCGGCGGCACGACCTACGCCTACGGCTACATGGCCGTGAACGAGTCGCCGAAGATGAACGTGAACCAGGTCAACACGGTGGACGCCTCGTTCGCCTTCCTGGGCCGCCAGATCTCCTACTCGACCTGATCCCCCTCGGCGCAAGCCGATCTCTGAGCACCGACCCCGGCTGGTTCTCTCTCTTCGCGGGGAGAGGCCGGCTGGGGCACGGGCATTTCAACCACCCCGCGAAGGAACCAATTCATGCCCACCGTCAAACTCGGAAACCGTCCGAAGTCGTTCGCCCGCGTCGTCAAGTTCAAGGACATCGACGGCACGGAGCTGTCCATCCCCGTCACCTACAAGTACCGCACCCGCCAGGAGTTCGGCGCGTGGATCGACACGCTGCCCAAACACCCCGAGTCGTCTGATGCGGCGGGCGAGGACGGCAAGTTCTCCTCCGAGAAGTACGTCGAGCTCATGTCGCAGTGGAACGCCAGCAAGATCGAGCAAATGCTTGAGGGTTGGGGGCTGGATGTCGAATCCAGCCCCGAGAACATCAGGCAGCTTTGCGACGAGATGCCGGGCGGGGCCGAAGCGATCATCGAGCAGTACCGCGCTGCCATCATCGAAGGCCGCCTGGGAAACTGAAAGAGGTGGCCGCGGCCATGTACGAGCGGCCACGACAGACCTCCGAGCGCGACGCGATCGGAACCGCGATCGCGCAGGCAATGAAGAACAGGACCGTGGAGGTGTGGCCTGAGAACTGGCCGGCCTTCACTCTGTTCTGCGACATCGGCGGCCAGTGGCGCATGGGCTTTGGCGGCCCGGTCGCCCTCGATTACCTCGTGCTTCACCGTGAGCTGGACGACCTTGGCCTGACGGGCGAGGAGCGCCAGCGCATGAAGGCCGACATCCGCGTGATGGAGCAGGCCGCCCTTGAAGCAATCCACCAGACGGACGCCCCATGACCCAAGTAAGCAAATACCAGCTTGAATTTGAGGTCGATGGGACCGGTGCCACGCGCGGGCTGGACCAGATCGGCCAAGGCGTGCAGAAGCTGGCGCAGGTGGTCGATCAGGCCGGGCAGACCGCTGGCAAGGGGCTGGACAAGATCACCGACGGCGCCAAGCGCGCCGCCGATGGAACCGATCGGGAACTGAGCCGCCTGCGCAGTTCGATCCAGCGCGCCACGCTGGACCTGCAAACTGCGGGCAAGAGCGCGTCCCAGAAGTTTGAGATCAAAGCGGACTTCAAGGGGATCGACCGCGCGCAGATTCAGGACCAGATCTCCGCCCTGAAGCAGCTTGAAGACGAGCAGCAGCGCTTCCAGCAGGCGCAGCAGGCGAGCGCCCAGGCCAATGCCTTCATCCAGGGGGTGCAAGCGCAGATCGCCTCGGTTCGCGAACAGATCATTGCGCTTGAGGGTGGAAGTGCAGCGCTCCTTCGTTACCGTGCAGCGCAAGCGGGCGCAGCGGGCGACGCCGAACCGCTGATCGCGCAACTTGAGGCCGAGAAGGCAGCGCTCGCGGCGAAGGCGGCTGCGGACGCACAGGCGACGGCATCGGCGAAGGCGCAAGCCGATGCCGCGAAGCAGCAGGCAGCAGCGCAAGAGAGCGTTGCCGCGGCGATCCTGCGCGCGAAGCAGGACATCCTCACCTCCGGCAAGAGCGCGTCCGAGCAGATCCAGATCAAGGCGGACCTGCAGGGCATCGACACGTCGAAGCTCCAGCCGGCCATTGCGGAACTGAAGCAACTCGAAGACGAGCAGCGCAAGGTCCAGCAACTCCAGCAGCAGTCTGCCTCCGCCGCCGCGTTCACGGACGGCCTGCGCGCACAGATTGCCGCGCTGCGTGAGCAGAAGATTGCGCTGGAAGGCGGCAGTGCAGCGCTACTGCGCTACAAGGCAGCGCAAGCAGGTGCGAAGGATGTTGAGCCCCTGATCGCGGAACTGCAGGCTGCGGAAAAGGAGGTGAAAGGCATCGGCGGCAGCGCCGTCATTTCCACGGCGCAGATGCAAGGTTTGGTTCACGCGGGCAGGTCGATTTTCGACATGTGGCTTGCGGGTGGCTCGGTCGTTCGCGCAGTCGGTCTGGAAGCTGGTCGCCTGACTGGCACCTTCGGCGGCGTCGGCAACGCTGTCGCTGCTGTCACGAGCCTCATCACGCCTATGCGCGCGGCCCTGCTGGCCGGCGCCGCCGCAGCGGGCGCGCTGGCGCTCGCGATGGTGCATGCCGAGTCCACAGCGCGCAGCCTGAACACCGTGCAGGCGCAACTCTCCGGGACGGGGCGCGCCGGGCTCTTCTCCAATGCCGACCTCAAGGGCTTTATCCAGCAGCTGTCGTTAGCACCCGGGGTCACGCGCGATACAGCGACGGCTATCGTCTCCGAACTGTCCAAGGTGCACGACATCGGCGGCGCGATGTTCAAGGATCTCAGTCGCATCGCCGTCGACTACGCGAAGGCGACCGGTCAGGACATCCCAGCTGCGACAAAGCAGCTGGCGCAGGCGTTCTCCGATCCAGCGCAGGGCGCGAAGGAACTGGACAAAGCGCTTGGCGCGCTAACCAGCTCGCAGCAGCTGCAGATTGAGAAGCTCACTCGCATGGGCGACATCGCGGGTGCGCAGCGCGTCCTGTTCGATGCGTTGCAGCACTCCGTCAAGGGTCTGGCCGACAACGCCATGACCCCGTTGCAGAAGTCGATGAACGACCTCGGCAATGCATGGGAGCGCGCGGAGCAGGCATTCGATAAATCGGACGGTTTGCGCACCATGGTGGCGCTGCTCGCGAAGGCGGTCGAATCGGTCGCGTTCCTCGTCGAGAACCTGCCGAAGATCGGCGGCATCGGCACCATCGCCATCGGCTCGATTCCCGGCGTCGGCTTCGCGGCGGCGCCTGCCCATGCAATTGCGTCCCTGGCTGGAGATGATCTCGTCACCCGCGCCAAGCGCTTTTTTGGCGGCGAGAGCCAGTCAGCCGACGCGACTGCGACTGGCAACCTTGCACGCCAAGACCGCGCAAGCGGCGCACAGGCCGCAGCGACCGCAGCGATAGACGGCAAGAAGGCGTCGGATGACCAGATCAAGCGCGCTCTGGACGTTGCCGCCTCACACCGCAGCGAGGCAGGCCAGATCAAGGACTTGACCGAGCAGCGCACGGGCCTGAACAAAGCGCTGGCCGAATCGAACCGCCTCTATGGCGCGAACAGCGAGCAGTCGCAGAGGCTGCGCGACGGCATCGCAGGCATCAACAAGCAGATCAACGAGCTCGGGAAAGGTCAGCAGGTTATCGACGCACAACTGCAGGCCAAGATCAAGGCCGCGCAGGATGCGCTCACCAAAGAGCGCGACACCATCGCGTTCAACGAGAAATACCTGCAGGGCGTCTATCAAGCCGGCGGCATTTCGCTCGATGACTTCTATGCCCAGAAGGTCAAGGCCATCGAACGGGGCACTGCGGCTGAAATCGCCGGACTGGAGGAAGAACGCAAGGCGGTCGAAGATCACCTCGCCAAAACGCGCGATCCGGGCAAGAAGGAGCAGGACCGCACGCGCCTGAAGGAAATTGGCCTGCAGGAGCAGAACGTCGAGCTCAAAGGCGAGCGCGACATCGTTCTGTCCAACCAGGAGCGCGAGCAGTCGTTCATCCAGCTGAATGAGGAGTTGCTGAACTACCGCGCGAATCTGCGGCAACTCGCGGGCGACGAGGCGGGGGCGGCGCGCCTGCGCAACCAGATCGCCGATCAACAGGACAAGATATTCCAGACCAAATCCAAGGGGCGCATTACAGACGATGAGGTTGCGAGCGCCAAGGCGCTTCGCGATCAGCAGGTGGCGCTCACGGACGCGAAGCAGAAAACAAGCCTCATCAATCAGCAGCTGCAGATCGAAGAGGATCGCATCGCCCTCGCGCAAAGCACTGGGGCCATCGGCGAAATCGAGTCCCTGACGCGCGAAGGCGCGGCGCGCGCGCAGGTGGTTGGCAAGCTCGAAGAGCAGCTTCGCGTCATGGAGAAGCTCTCGCAGGAGCGCCCCGAAGACCTCCAATTGAAGGTCGATGTCGAGAACTTCCGCCTCCAGATCGACAAGCTCAAGGCCGCCCTCGATCCGCTCAAGGACAAGTTCGACTCCATCTTCAAGGACGCCGGGAGCAACCTGTTCTCGGACCTGATGAACGGCACGAAGCCGAAGGATGCGCTTCGCAACTTCGCGAACACCCTCTCCAAGCAGTTCAACGACATCACGGCCAAGGAGCTGTCCAACCAGCTTTTCGGCAAGAACGGTAGCCTGGGCGGCGCGGGTAGCTTCTTCGCGGACATCTTCGGCGGCAAGGATCGCGAGCGGACCAAAGCGGCGGAGGCGGCCAAGGACACCGCGCAGGAGGCGTTCCGCAAGTCCGAAATCTCCGCGCAGGATGCGGCGGAAAAGGCGGTTGCGTCGAGCGCATCGGGCGCATCGACAGCCAGTGCGGCAACATCGCAAGCGACCGCAGCGACCTCGAGCGCACAGGCCCTGAATGCCCTCACCACGGCGGCGCAGGCAGCAGCAGGAGCCCTCAACGGGATCGGCCAGCCGGGCGCGGCGGCAGCGCCCGCAGGCGTCACGCCGACAACAGGCGACTTCGCCCGGCTGGACCGGAGCACGAGCGTCGATTCGGGCGGCGTGACGGCCGGCGACTTCGCGCGACTGGATCGCGGGCAGACGCCCTCGGGCGAGCAGGGCGTGCTGGACATGTTCCGGGACGCCTCCAAGAGCAGCGACACGCTTGGCGCTTCCAACGACAAGGCGGCACAGGCGGCATTGCAGCTTGCCAGTGCGGCAACCAAGGGCGGCGGTGCGCTTTCCAGCCTGCCCGGGATCATCCAGCAGATCATCGCGGCGGCGCAGGCGTCGTCCGCGGCGAGCGGCGGCGGTGGCTTGCTCGGCCTACTCGGGCTCGGCGGCTCGTCCTCTGCGTTTGCGCCGGGCGGCGTGGCTTCCTCCGGTTTCGGCTCCGGCGTCGCGTTCGGCGAACAGGATCTGGGCCTGTTCCTTCACTCGGGCGGCATTGTCGGACAGACGAACGACAACCGCCCGGTTCCGTCCGGCGTGTTCGAAAGTGCGCAGAAGTATCACGCAGGCGGTATCGTGGGCCGCAAGCCGCACGTCGTCCTGCAGGCCCATGAAGTCCCCGCCATCCTCATGGGCGGCCCCAAGGGGGTGCGCGAGGAAGTGCTGCATCCGAGCGATCCGCGCCACAGCGACCGCCTCACGCCGGCTGTCATCCAGATCATCCGCGAGCACGCAGCCAAGCAGCCAGGCTTCTCGGATGGCGGCTACACGGGGGACGTTGCCCCCGATCAGGTCGCAGGCGTTGTCCACGGCGGCGAGTACGTGTTTAGCGCTCCGGCGGTTCGGGCCATTGGCCGCGACGTGCTCGAGACGATTCACGATCGCGCCGCAGTCGGCGACAGAGCTGCGATTGATTCGGTCGTCCAGTCGGACACGGATATGCGCAGCAGCATCCTCAATCTCGCCACAGTTGCTCACACGAACCTATTCACCTCGAACCCGCACGCGAACTCGCGCGACACACTGCGGGAGGCGACCTCGCTGACCGAGCGCTCCAGCGTCGAGCGGGTCCGCGAGGCAGTGGCAAAGGGCGAGCGCATGCCTGGATTCGACATCGGCGGTTACACGGGCAACGCCGACCCGAAGCAGGCCGCCGGGGTCGTCCACGGGCAGGAATACGTCTTCAGCGCGCCCGCCGTGCGCGCGATCGGTGTGGATCGGCTGGAGCGCCTGCACACACAGGCGAAGACCGGCCGCATGACAAGCGACGAGATCCCCGGCTACGCAGACGGCGGCTACGTCACGGCTCTGGGGTCGGTTCGCATGCAGGCGCTCGTTCCAAGCACCCAGCAGTCCGAGCCCGCAGACCGGGGCGACGAGCAATCGTCGGGGCAGGGCAGCCGAACCATCCACGTCCACAACAACTTCACCGTCGCCATGCCGCCGGGCGCATCCCGGCAGACGGCCACGCAGTTCGGCGCGCAGATCGCGCAGCACTCGGCGCACTCGCTGCGCAATCTTGGGAGGCGCGGATGACCATCACCGTCCTGTCCGACGTCGTGCTGCTGGAGTCGTCCATCGAGGCCGATGTGAAGGGCCGCAACACGCGCAAGAACCAGCGCGTGAGCTCGGCCAGCGGGAGCGAGTGGATCAACATCGGCCCGCAGGACAAGACCATCCGCGAGTTCGACATCCATCTCGCGCCCGTGCGCGGATTGCTCTGGCAGCTGCTCGAGGCGCTGTTTGAGGTCACGGAAGGCGGCGCCTTTGGCTTCCTGCTGCGTGATCCGAAGGACTTCGAGGTCAGCGGCACCGATGGAGTCGTCGCGGCGAAGACCGGTGGCGGCTATCAGGCGTTCAAGCGCTACACGGAGCCATCGTCCGGGCGGCACAAGGACCGCAAGCTCACGCGCCTGGAGGCGGCCAGCCTTCAGGTGTTCGTGAACGGCGTTTCCACCTCCTTCACGGTCGATGCGAACACGGGCACGTTCACCAGCATCACCGGCAATCCGGCAGCCAATACGGTGACGTGGACCGGCCGGTTCTACGTGCCCGCGCACTTCCTGAACGACCTCATCGACTGGGAGATGGTCGCGGGCGGCGGCAGCGTGGACGCGCGGTTCATCGCGGGGCCGATGGTCACGCTGCGGGAAATCCTCGAGTAATGCCGCGCGCCATTTCTTCCGGTCTGCAGAGCGACTACGCTGCAGGCACGACCCGGTTCGTCTCGTGCTGGCGCGCGACCCTGACGGACGGCACCGTCGTTCGCGCGGCGCTGCACAGCGACGACATCGAATTTCCGGTGGGAAGCGGCGAAATCTACCTCGCCGCGCAGGGGTTCGATCCGTCCAACGTCGAAAGCTCGGGCGACCTGTCGGTGGACAACCTCGAGGTGCAGGGCTTCCTCGCCTCGCCTTCCATCACCGCCGACGACATCCACAACGGGCGGTGGGACTACGCCGAGATTGAACTGTTCGAGATCAACCTCGACAACCTCGCGCACGGCAAGAACATCATCCGCAAGGGAACGCTCGGCCAGGTCCAGGCAGGGCGGTCCATCTTCACGGCGGGACTGCGGGGCCTCACGCAGAAGTACTCGCGCAAGATCGTCACCCTCACCAAGCAGGAATGCGATGCCAATCTGGGCGACTCGCGCTGCAAGATCGACCTTGCGCCGTGGACGGTCACCGGTTCCGTCGCCCACGTCGACACCAACAAGGTCATCACCGACGCCTCCCGCACCGAGCCCACGGACTGGTTCACGGGCGGGCTTCTGACCTTCACCTCGGGCCTGAACAACGGCCGCTCGATGGAGGTCAAGAGCTACACCAAGATCACCGGAGGCGGGCTGTTCGAGCTGTTCGAGCAGATGCCCGCTCCCATCTATGCGGCCGACACGCCGATTCCGCCCGCGCCGGGGCCGTCGGGAACACCCAGCAGCAGCACGCCGGACACCTTCTCGGTCTATGCCGGCTGCCAGAAGCGGTTCTACCAGGACTGCATCGGCAAGTTCAACAACGCGATCAACTTCCGGGGCTTCCCGCATCTGCCCGGAGTCGGCATCTTCGGGCCGCCGGGAACCAACCTCACGCCCGCCACCGTGCCCACGTCGGCCAGCGCGCCGCCGCCCGGATCGCCGCCGCCGCCCGCGCCAGCTCCGAGCCCGACGCCCGCACCCGCGCCGCAGGTTGCATCCAGTGTTGGAGTGAATCTGCACGAAGGCGGCGGCAGCACGGGGGCGAACACCACCATCGCGGGCATCCTGGCAGCGCGCCACTTCACCCGCAACCGGGTGGACATCTTCGGGGCCGGACACGACCTCACGCTGGTGCGCGACATGGTGTCGAGGATCAAGGCCAACGGAGGAACGGCGCAGGGCGTGATGCAGACGTCCTACCAGTGGGATTCGACCATCTACACCGACCTCGCGGCGGTGGAAGCGGCCAGCTACAGCGAGATGACGTCGCTCGTGAACGCGGTGAAGGATCTGATCACCGACTTCGAGCTGCTGAACGAAACGCAGCTGCGCCCGGAGATCAATGCGGCCGTTCCGGTCGGCTCGGCCGGCACGTCCTCGGGACCGTACACGGGCATAGCCGCCTGCGAAAGCCTGGCTGCGATCCTCAAGGGCATGGCCCGCGCGGTGCACGACCTCGCCACCGCCGACGGCAAGCCCTACCGGGTGATCATGGGCGTGGTCAACCGGGACTTCGGCTGGCTCACCTATCTGGCCTCGCGCGGCGTGACATGGGACGTCACGGGCTGGCACGTCTACCCGTCCCTCGCAAGCCCGAGCCTGCTCACGGACACCTACTACGGCACGGGCGGCCCGCTCACGCAACTTGCCTCCTTCGGCAAGCCCATCACCATCAACGAGTTCAACGCCGGGGAGATCTACGACGCGGGCTACGAGAACGCCGACGGCGCGACGCTCACCGAAGAGGGCTACCAGTCCGTCGCGCAGCACATGGGCGAGATCCGCCAGTCGAGCGCGAACATCGAATCGGTCATCGCCTACGAACTGCTGGACGAGCCGGGCGCGGGAGTGCCAGAGAACCGCTTCGGCCTGATGTTCAACACCTCCAGTCCGAAGGTGGCCCTGTACCTGTGGACCTACTTCGCGGGCGGCACGCTGTCGTCCACGGAGATGACAGCGCTGACCTCCCGCGGACTGGTCACTGCCACGACACCCGTTGGCAGCAAGATCACCGGCTATGCGCCCGGCGTCATCACGCCCAGCGACACGGCCGCGAACTTCACCGCCTTCATCCGCCAGCAGTACGACTACTGGAGCGGCCCGAACGGGCTGCTCAAGTCGACCAACACCGGCATCGGCAGCATTCCGGCCGGCGGCTACTGGGTGCAGTTCTCAGACCCGACCTATGCAACCGTTTCCGAGGGCATGGGCTACGGGCTGCTCATCACCGTGCTCATGGCCGGATACGACGCGAACGCGCAGGCCAAGTTCGACGGCCTCTTGAAGACCGTGCTGGCGTTCCCGGCGGGCAACTACGGCGGCCTGTTCAACATGACCAACCTCATGACCTGGCGCGTGGCTGCGAACGGCACCGATGCGGGCGGTGCGTGGCCCGCCACGGACGGCGACCTCGACATCGTTCTGGCCCTGTTGATGGCGGATGTGCAGTGGGGCTCGGGCGGCACCTACAACTACAAGAGCATCGCGCTCGGGATGCTGGCGCAGATCAAGAGCTACGCGTTCACCAGTTCCGGCGTGATCGTCGAGAACAGCGGGGTGACGCACGAAGGCCGCACGTCCGACTACATGTTCGGGCACTTCCGCGCCTTCAAGCGCGCCACGGGTGACGCGTTCTGGGACAGCGCCATCAGCGAGCAGAAGCGCATCGTCGACTACGTGCAGCGCAACCTCGCGCCGGCAACGGGACTGCTGCCCGATTGGGTCGGCGGCGCGGACACGGCCAATCCGTTCCTGACCACATCGGTGAATGACGGCGGCAACCCGCACGAGGACGGCTATTGGTACAACGCCTGCCGCGATCCGTGGCGCTTCGGAACCGATTACGCGCTCACGGGCGACGCCGACATCAAGACGTACCTCACGCGCATGGAGCAATTCTTCGTCCGCGCCACGGGAGGCGTCGTCACCAACATCTGCAACGGCTACTCGCTCACTGGCGCGCCGCTGAACGCGAACAACCCCTACTGGATCGACGAGGCGTTCTACTGCCCGATGATGGTCGGCGCGACGTGCGATCCGCTGTTCCAAGGCTGGCTGGATGCGCTCTGGTCCTTCGCGAAGGCGCATCCGGCGCAGGGCTACTACTCCACCGAGATCCAGTTGATCTCGGCCATCGTTGTCTCGGGGAACTGGTGGACACCATGAAGGCATCCGAGATCGTCGCAGCGGCAAGGGGTGCTATCGGCACCCCTTATTTTCATCAGGGGCGCATTGCCGGTCTTGCGCTGGACTGCGCGGGCGTACCGGTGCACGTCGCCAAGACGCTCGGCGTTCCGCTGTCGGACTACACGCGCTACGGGCGCCTGCCGGTCCCGGCCGAAATGCGAACGGCCCTCGATTCACACCTCGAACGCGTGCCGACCTCCAGCATGCAGCCGGGCGACGTGGTGTGGATTCGCTTCGAACGCGAGCCGCAGCACCTCGCCATCGTGGGCGACTACGTGCACGGGGGACTGTCGCTGATCCACGCCTACAACGGCGCTGGCTTGAACAAGGTCGTGGAGCACCGACTGGATGACGTGTGGCGGCAACGCATCGTGGCCTGCTGGCGCTATCCGGGGGTTGAGGCATGAGCGCCGGGAGCGTTCTGAGTCTTGTCGGCAATGTCGTCGGCTCGTACTTCTTCGGCCCAGTCGGCGGAGCGATCGGGGGCTTCTTTGGGGGAACGCTCGGCCGCGCAATCGACGGCAACAGCAGCGGCCCGTCGCTGCAAGACCTCAAGCCGCAGTCATCCGAATACGGTCGTCCTATTCCGATCATCTATTCGGTCATGGCGGTTGCCGGGAACGTCATCTCGGCGGCCGATCTGGCGCAGGGCGACGCGGCGGGCGGCAAGGGCACCCCGGATGCGACGTCAAGCCAGCCAACCTACACGGCCAGTTTCGCCCTCCTGATCTGCGAGGGTCCGAACAAGCAACTCGGTCGTATCTGGGCAGGCCCAGACAAGCGCCTTGTCTATGACCCGAACACGCAAAAGCTCGAGTCCGGGACGATCCGCTTCTATGAGGGGTCGGAAGACCAGATGCCGGACCCGTTCTTGGAGTCCATGTTCGGCGCCGGGAACGTGCCCGCCTACCGTGGCTACTGCTACCTCGTGATCGAAGGTTTCGACGTCACCAGCCACGACGGCAACCGCATCCCGTTCCTCACGGTGGAAATCGGCAACAAGGGATCGTCTGACGTCAACACTGCCCCGGACAACCTCGGCACGACCTTCACCCGGCAGGTCATCGACATCGGGGCGTCCTTCCTCACGGTCTACGACGGAACGTATCGCGGCATCCTGAAGACCCGCAAGTCCGACATGGTGACGATCGAAAACCGGCTGATCGATCTGCTGGATTTCAGCGCATCGGACGTGTTCGCCTACGAGCCCATTCAGGACGTGGTCATGCACGTCCACCGGGGCCAGACGATCACCCAGCTTGCGGGCTTGACGTACAGCCTCATCGCCATGCCGACCGGGGATGTCACGACCCATCACCCCGTCGTATTGCCAGCCGGTGAAACGCTGATCGCGGCGGGGATCGTTGCGGGCAAATACGTCTTCGCGTGCAACACCAGCGGGGGCAGCTACAAGTTCTATTTCGTCGACCCGAACGCACCGGACGTGATCCTCAACACGCAGACGTTCGACGCAGGCCAGACGGATGCCCTTGTGGACATCTACCGCATCGATGACGTCCAGCACACGATCTATGGGGTGACAAGCACGCAGGTGCGCCGGTTCGATCTGGACGAAGGCGCGCCATCCGGCACATCCTCGGTCTTGGGAGCGCCCGCCAGTACCACGGGGGGCGTTTCGTCTGCGGTGGACCCGACCACGGGGTATCTCTGGTCGCTGCTGAATACGGGCGGCAACCTGACCTGGAGCGTGATCGACGCGACGGCGGGCGTGGTCGCGTCGGGAACGCAGCCCAGCACGTTCGCGCAGACCGCGCTCGTCCCGTGGTTGTTCGTGCCGACCGACACAGGCTCGCAAGTATTCATCGCTGGCAATCGGTGGCTTTCGGTCGTGCACTGGACCTACTTCGGCGGCGACGGCACCTACGGAGGATCGTTCGACAGCCTGGCAACCAGTGGCACGCATCCTCCGCTGTATGTCGGCACGGCCCTTCCCGACGCGGCGATCTACAACAGCGCGATGGGCAAGACCGTCATCATCCAGGAAAACCTCTGGTACGGACTGACCACCGCAGCGACACCATTGGGCCCGGAACCGTGGGCCGACTCGCTGGTGGGCTATCTCGGCAAGGTGGGGGTGTCTGGGGCGGCGTCGCTGGGTTACATGACGCTGGCCGAAGTCGTGACGGACCTGTCCATCCGGGCAGGGCTCACGGCCGACGAGATCGACGTCACGCAGCTCACCGACCGGGTGGACGGCTACACGATTGCCAATCAGGTCGACGTGAAGTCGGCCATCGCAACGTTGATGCCCGCCTACTACTTCGACGCGGCGGAGGATCAGGGAAAGATCCGGTTCATCAAGCGCGGCGGAGCGATTGCCGCGGAGATCGACGATGCCGAACTCGGCGCGCACCCGAGCGATGTGCTGGAGCCGCAGGATCTCGTCACGACGGTCCGCGCGATGGACGAGGAATTGCCCGGCACGTTCAATGTGAACTACGTGCTGGCGGCCACGAACTACTCACCGGCGACCAAGTACCAGAGGAAACTCACCGGCAACAGCCAGAGCGAGCAGACACTGGAACTGCCCATGGTCCTCACCGACCAGAAGGCGCAGGAGATCGCCAGCATCAACCTGCACGACGCGTGGATTGGCCGGATCACCTACGGTGCCAACCTGCCGCGCAAGTACGCCTACCTGATGCCAACGGACATCGTGGGGATTCAGGGCTACACGATGCGCCTGACCAAGATGACGCAGGACGCCGGAGGCTTCTTCGCCTGTGAAGCCGTGCGGGACGACTCGGACACCTACACGCCGCATGTGATCGTGACCGAAACGCCCACGGACCTGCAGACGGTGGCGTCGCCGTCCCTCTCGCTGCTGGAGCTGATGTGAACATCAACATGCTCAGGGATGCGGACAACGATCCGGGGTTCTATGCGGCAGCCTGCGCGGCCGACCCGAATGCCAAGAGCTGGCCCGGCTGCATCGTCTACGTCTCGGCTGATGGCGGGGCGACGTACACGGTCCTCACATCGATCACGGGTGAGGCGGTCATGGGCGAGACGACGACGGTCCTTGCCAATTTCACGGGCGGAAACATCCCCGACGAGTGCAGCTCCGTGAAGGTGCAACTCAAGAACGGATCGCTCGCGTCCACGTCCTATTCTGGCTTGCTCGCCGGAACGAACATGGCCGTGATCGGCGACGAGATCCTGTACTTCCGGGATGCAACGCTGAACACGGACGGCACCTACACCCTGCGCGGATTCCTGCGCGGACGCAGGGGCTCGGAGTACGCCATGAGCGGTCATGCCGTGGGCGACCGGTTCGTGCTGGTGGACCCCACGAAGTTCGTTCGCGTGACGCAGAGCACGGCGGACATTGGCATCGAGAAGCAATACAAGGCTGTCACATCAGGAATGTCGATTGCGGACGTCACGGCGCAGCCGTTCACGAATTTGGGAGTGGGGCTGATGCCCTACGCGCCGGTCCTGCTCGGGGGCGGGAGGGATGCGTCGAACAATGCCACGCTCACATGGGTGCGACGCAACCGCATCTCCGGCGAGCTTCGCAACAACGTGGATGTACCCATGTCGGAGGCGACTGAAGCCTACGAGGTGGACATCTACTCGTCCAGCAGCTACGGCACCGTCGTTCGGACCATCACCGGGCTCACGTCGCCCACGGCCAGTTACTCGGCGGCCAACCAGACCGCAGACGGTCTGACGCCCAGCAACACCATCTATTTCCGCGTCTACCAGCTCAGCGCCGTCGTGGGCCGAGGGCACGCGGCCACGGGAAGCATCTAAAGGGGACACGATTGTCTGACTCGACCTCAAACCTCGATCTAGTCTCGGCATCCCAAGCCTCGAAAGAGGTGACGATGAATGCCGCGCTGGACGCAATGTCCCCGGCAGCCCTGTTCGGCCGGCGAGCGCTGACGACCGCAGCCCTTACATGGGGGTACGTCGGCGGCAAGTATCGCAAGAGCGACGGCACGGTCATCACCATTGCCAACGGCACGGTTTCTCTCACCGCATCGGCCACGAACTACATCCTCGAAACCGATGGTGTTGTGAGCAAGGTAACGGCAGCTCCCTCCGGCTGGCCGGGACCGCTGGCGAACAGTGCCAAGGCGCTCTATGCCGTGGTGTGCGACGGCTCGGGGGTGACGAGCTATACGGACTACCGCACGACCGGAATCGGCTCGGGAGCGTCGGGCGGTTCGGGGACCGTGACGAGCGTTGCCCTGACTGTTCCGTCCGTCTTCTCGCTCAGCGGCTCGCCGATCACGTCCTCCGGGACGCTCGCGATCACGTACAGCGGCACGGCGCTCCCCATCGCGAACGGAGGCACAGGAGCGACGTCCGCGTCGGCCGCGCGCACCGCGCTGGGCCTTGCCATCGGGACCGATGTCCAAGCCTACAGCGCCAAGCTCGCCGACCTCGCAGGCATCACCTACGCGCAAGGCGACATCCTGTATTACAACGGTACGAACCTCGTCAAGCTCGCCGCTGGCACGAGCGGGCAGTTCCTGCAAACACAAGGCACTGGCGCGAACCCTGTGTGGGCGGCTGGGTCGTCCGGGACCGTGGCGACGACTGGAACGCCGGCCAGCGGCAACCTGGCCAAGTTCTCCGGGTCCGCCTCGATTACGAATGGCGACCTGAGCGGCGATGTGACGACCAGCGGCACGCTGGCGACCACGATCGCCAACAACGCCGTCACGTACGCCAAGATGCAGGATGTCTCGGCGACATCCCGCGTGATCGGCCGCAAGACGGCCGGGGCGGGCGACCCCGAGGAACTCACCCTCTCGGACATCCTCGACTTCATTGGCTCGGCGGCACAGGGTGACATTCTGTACCGCGGAGCGTCGGGATGGGCGCGACTGGCGGCCGGCACTTCCGGACAGTTCCTGCAGACGCAGGGCGCCAGCGCGAACCCGCAGTGGGCGAGCGAGCCGTATGACATGGGCATCTACTACCCGGGCCTTCCTGCGGCCTCCGTGAAGATCGTCCGCGTTCCGTTCGCCCGTTCTGTGACGTTCCCCGCGAACTTCTCCGGCAGTTACGGCAAAGCCTCGGCAAATGCGACCGGCTCGACAGCCTTCGACATCCAGAAGAACGGCTCCAGCGTCGGAACGGCCACCTTCGCGGCCGGTGCGTCCTCGGCGACATTCACGTCCTCGGGCGGCGCCGCAGTCACTTTCGCGGCTGGGGATGTCCTGCAGATCGTTGCACCGGCATCCCCGGATGCAACGCTGGCCGATGTCGATTTCCTGCTGACCGGCACTCGCTAATTCACCAACGCTCTTCAGAACCGCAAGCCGCCTTCGGGCGGTTTTTCTTTTGCCCGAAAGGCCCACCGCATGACCCCTGACCAACTGGCCGCACTGAAAGCCGAAGTGCAGGCCGACCCCGAAGGATTGGGCTATGCCCAGTACCTGCCCGCAGCGCCGGGCATGGTGTGCGAACTCCTGAACCGCCAAAGCACAACGACGGTCAAGAGCCGCGTTGTCACCGCCCGCACGGTCCTGTCGGAGTGCGGCGCTGGTGCCGCGGCGATCCTGGACAAGCTCGAAGCCTCCTCGCCGAGCATCTCCGAGGTGAAGTGGGCCATGCGCTTCATCACGGGCGACGGGCTGGATGTCGGTCACGCCGTCACGCAGGCGCAGATCCAGGCGCTCGTGCCCCCCGGCGTGCTCACCCAGGCCGAAGCCGACGCCCTGAAGAGCCTTGCGCTGCAGCCGTGCAGCCGCGCCGAAAAGCTCGGCCTGCCGCTCGTGACCGAAGCCGACCTGCGTGATGCGGAGGTGCTGCAATGACTGTCTCCACCGTCAAGCTGGTCGTTGGAACGCGCACAGCCGTCACCGTCACCGGCCTGTCCACGCTCGCGTCGGCCACCTACGTTCTTTCGAACGACTACAACGTGTCTTCCAACCAGCCGCTGGATCTGCTTGTGGAGCTGGAGGCCACGCCGGGCACCGTGAGCGGCAACAAGCAGGCCGTGCTGTTTGCCATCGCGTCCAATGACGGCACGAACTACTCCACCGGGCCGACCTCGGGCACCACGACCACGGACGAGGCCGACCTGATCTACATCGGCACGCTGCCGCTCGGCACGAACAGCACCCAGCAGCGCAAGATGTTTCCGGTTGCGTGCGCGTTCGGTGGCAGCCTGCCAGCGCACATCAAGTTCGTCATCAAGAACGACAGCGGCGCGGCGTTCACGGCGGGCGCCCTGTACGTGAGCGAAGTGTCGGCCACGATCGGCTAAGGCATGGGGCCAATCAACCTGTCCAGGCGCGTGCGCCAGCAGCCGCAAGGCGCCGCAGCGGCCCTCGACCGAAGCAACCCGGTCACGCGCGGACTGGAGTTTGTGTGGCTCGGCTCGGACCCGAATCGAATCATCAGCACCGGCAAGGCCAAGTTCTCCAGCAACTCGGCACCGCGTTCGATCACGGCGGCCGGCGTCGGCATCGCCCCCAACGGGTCGTCGGCCAACCTCCAAATGGCGGCCAATCCCGTTTTCATGTCCAACACATGGACCGGGGTCGCTTACTTCCAGAACTTCCGGGCCACAGGCACGCCCTCGGCCCTCTTTCAGTCGGCGCAAAATGCCGGAGCCTCGACCAACGACCGCTCCCTTGGGATCGACTCCAACGGCAACCTGACCGCCTACCTGTTCGACGGCGGGGGCAAGACGACCACGGACGCGACCGGGGCGCTCGTTGACGGCCAATATGTCGTCGCCGCTGCCAGCTCGCCCGGCAACGCCGTCGAATGCTGGAAGAACGGCGCCCTGGTCGCGTCCCTTGCAACGAGCAACGGGGGATTCACCGGCTACGGAGCATCGGGGCCGATCTACATCGCCGGCTACGGCTTCGGTTCGGCCACGGCCGGCGCCGGGTCGGGCGCCAAGATCGCACTGCTTGCCTATTGGTCGCGAGAGCTGAGCGCCGCCGAGCACGCCATGCTGGCCGACAACCCCTATTGCCTGTTTCGGCAGAACCGGCGGCTGTGGGCGTATCCGGCCCCGCCGACGCCCTCCGGCAATCGCCCTCAGGTGTTCATCTGCACCTGAATGCGCGGCGTGCCGATGCGCTCGGCGAGGCGCACCCCGAAGGCGATGCCGGGCCGCTCGATCCAGCGGTAGGCCGCACAGGACAGAGAGGCCAACGCGGCGAAGAAGATCGCCCACTGCAACACGCGCGGCAGGCCGGGAAAGGCCACGAACGCCACGCCCATGCTCACAAGGTGGGTGAAGTAGATGCCGTAGGAGTATTTCGCCACCGTCGCGGCAGAGCGCGCCAGCAGTGCAAGGCGCAGTTCACGCGTGCCGGGGATCAGCGCGCCGAGAGCCGCGCACATCGTCCAGAAGAGCGGCGCCTCGGGCACGCCGGTCGCATGCAGGCACGGCACGACCAGCGCGCACAGGACCACGAACGCCGGCAGCGACCACCACGGCAGGCGCGGCATGGTGCGGCGCAGGATGAACGCGAGCACGCCTGGTAGGAAGCAGGGGACGTACTGCAGGAGCGAGGAGGCAACGCCGTCGTGCGAGGTGGCAAGTGCCGCCGCCACGGCCGCAAGCCACAGAAGCGCAAGCCGGAGCAGGGCGGAGGTGCGGCGCGCCAGCGCAAAGAGCAGCGGCAGCACAACGTACATCTGCACTTCCAGCGGCAGGCTCCACAAGGGCGCGGGCCGGGATTCGTGGCCGGTGAGGTTTTGCACCAAAAGCAGGTTGCTCGCGATCAACTTCCAGTCGATGGGTTCATACCGGGCGGCATCGAGCATCGTGAGCAGCACCATCACCATCGCCAGCGGGTAGATGCGAAAGGCCCGGCGCACGTAGAAGGGCAGCGGTGCCGCCCCGTGGCGCTGCAGGGACAGCATCAGAACCAGCGTGGTGTGCACGAAGAACACGGCCACGCCCATGCGCCCGAGGGTGGCGAAGTCGTAGCCGCGGATGGCATCCCAGCCCAGTGTGTGAGCCAGATGGCCGACGACGACGCAGGCGACGGCCAGTGTGCGCAACAGATCAAGGTTGGGGCTGTCCTTCATGCACCCCCATTACAGCGGCCCACCTCCAGCTTGTCCAAGACCGAAACCTCCCGTTTCAGCCGGGAGGTTTGTCCCGTGTAACAGCCGAGCAGCCGCCCCCCGAAACGGCTGAGTTTGCATACGCTCCCATGGATGACCTGAAAGGACCGCGCGTGGACTACCAGACCCTCATCAACGTAGGAGCCGGAGCAGCGCTTGCGGCGGTTGGCTGGTTCGCCCGGCAACTGTGGGGAGCGGTGGGCGAGCTACGCGCGGACCTCTCGCACTTGCGCGAGGAACTGCCCAAGACCTACATCACGCGCGACGACTTCAAGGATGCGATCAGCGAACTCAAGCAAATGCTGATCGCCATCGACAACAAGCTAGATCGCAAGGCGGACAAATGAAGGCCGCCATTGTCGTTCTCCTCGTATGGCTCCTCCTCGCCGCAGCCATCTGCGCCTCCTTCGCCGGAGAGGGCGAGCAGGCCGAGCCGCCGGTTCGCATGCAGATGACTCCGGAGCAGGCCCAAGGCTGCAAGGACCAGGGCGGCTGCATCGTCATCACCAAGCGCGCGCTGATCAACCTCGTACGCCAGGCGTGCGGGCCGAAGACCTCGGTGTGATGCCATGGACTTCGACACGGCATTCGACCGCCTCCTCGGATTCGAAGGCGGCTATTCGAATAACCCCGCCGACCCCGGCGGCGAGACGATGTGGGGCGTCACCCGCCGCGTGGCCTTGCAAGAAGGCTACAGCGGCGACATGCACTTTCTGCCGCGCGACACCGCCAAGGCGATTTACCGCAAGCGGTACTGGAACGCCGTGCAGGCCGACAGCCTCCCAGATGCCGTGCGCTATGACCTGTTCGACGCGGCGGTGAACTCCGGCGTCGCTCAGGCCGTGAAATGGCTGCAGCGCGCGCTGGACATAGGCGAGGACGGCGTGATGGGCCCACACACCATCGCTGCAGCGCAGAACGCCGATGGACTGCGCGTCGCCGTGCGGATGAACGCCGTGCGGCTGGACTTCATGACCAGCCTGCCCACCTGGGGCTCATTCGGTCGCGGCTGGGCCCGGCGCATCGCCGCGAATCTGGAAGCACTCACATGAACCTGTCACTCATCCCCTCCGCCTTCGACTGCCTGCGCCGCGGCCAAGCCGTCGCCGATGCAGTCAAGCACCGCAACGCCGCCGACCTCGGCAAGTTCCTGGGCCTCCTGATCGTGGCGCTCGTCCAACTCGTGCAGGGCACCTCCTATGCGCAGTACGTCTCTTTCGTCACGCCGGAGATGGCAACGAACTTTGGCCTGTTCGTGGCTGGCGCTTGCGTCGCTTGGGGCCGCTGGGCAACCACCCCCGACAATGGAATCCTTCCCGCCAAGCGCGTGGACGGCGCCAGCGTGGCTCGAAGCACTGGGGACGCACCTGCGCGCGAGCAAGGACCACTGGCTGCACCGCCTGGAAGCCAGCCAGCCGACCCCGGCGCGGCCGATCCGCTGCGGGCTGGACCTGCCGCAGTTTCGGGTCCCACCGGAATCTATATGCCCTGACCGCTTCCGGTGCGCCGCCGTGACGCTCTCGATTTCTTGCAAGAACCTCTAAGCGAAAGGAACACCCGACATGAGTCTCGCCGCAATTCTTGCCGCCGCGCAGGCGGCCTCCGACGCCGTGCAGATCGCCAAGGCGTTCGCTCCAATGGTGGGCCCGCTGTACGACACCGTGGCCGCCGCCATGCCCGCCGGCAGCACAGGCGCGCAAAAGCTCGCAGCCTTCAAGGACGGCTTCATCAAGGCTGTGGAGGCCGAGCAGTCCGTGGAGGCGACCGTGCAGGCCGCGTGGCCCATCGTGAACGCGATGGTCAACAACTACCACGCGATCAAACAGGCGCAGGACGCCAAGCCCACTGCCCCCGCGGCCTGATGCCATGAGCCGCTTCCTCACGCCCCTGCAGGTGCAGGAGGTCGACGAGTTCGCCAATCAGTGGAAGCTCCTCGCGCCCCTGCGCTATCAGAGCGATCTGCTCGGGCGCGTGGTGGAAGTGCCGGCAGGCTTCGTGAGCGACTTTGCCTCGGTTCCGCGAGTGCTCGGGGTCTATGACCTCGAAGGCGGCAAATGCAATTCAGCCGCCGTCGTCCATGATCTCCTGTACACCCGGGGCTCGGTTGGCGAGATGAGCATCGACCGTGCCACGGCCGATGCCGTACTCCGTGAGGCAATCCTCGCGAGCGGCTACGGCCGCATCACGGCCGCCCTGTTCTATGCAGCAGTTCGCGCATTCGGCGAAAGCCACTGGAACCTGCCCAACGTGGAGCAGGCGCCGGACGTGGAGGACGCTCTCGAGAGCGCGACGGCATGAGACGCAAGCCGCCCGCCAATCCGGTCAAGCAGTCCGACGCCGATGCCTTTTCACTGTTTGTCCACAAGTGGCGCGACCGCCTGAACCTGAACGACTGGCGCATTGAAAAGGCATCCAAGCCCGCAGGCAAGGCGAACATGGCCGAGGTCTATTCGATCTCGCTGCCAGACCGGCTTGCGGTCTACCGCATCGGAACGGACTTCGGCAGCAAGCCAGTCACGGCGCAGAGCGTGGAGGAGATCGCCTGCCATGAAGTCCTGCATGTTTTCGTGTTCGAACTGAAGGAACTCATTCAAACAGGCGCAAGCGAGGAGGTCATCATGGCGGCAGAACATCGGATCGTGAACACGCTCGTGGGCCTGTTGGTCCCGGAGCAGTGAGCCATGAAAGCCTCCTGCCCAGAAGAGGATTTCATCCGTATCTGGTACGAGTGCGAAGGCAGCGCCTCCAAGGTTGCCCGGCGCATCGGCGTCACTGAGCGCCGCGTGCATGACCGTCGCCGCTACATCGAGGGACGCCGCGGCATCACGCTTCCAACGCACATCGCACCGCAGCAGCCAGCGCCGACTGCGGCGATTCCGCCCGTAATCCCCGCACCCGGCACGGAGGTCGAGCGCCTGCAGGACCGCCTACGCGAGCTCCAGGCGCGACTTGCCACAGCGGAGAAGGCGTCCCTCTCGGACGAGTACGTCAAGCGCAAGATCTTCGAACTGTTGGAGGGGCCGATTGACCCGCCGAAGTGGCTCACGCCCACGCGCGTTCCCCGTGGCGGACTGCTCGTGCCCACCTTGATGCTGTCGGACTTGCACTGGGGAGAAGTGGTCTATCCGCGGCAGGTCAACGGGGTCAACGAATACAACATCGCCGTCGCCCAGCGGCGCTTTCGCACGGCCATCGAACGCGCCGTCGACCTGTGCAAGCACCACATGATCGAGCCGAACTACCCGGGCATCGTGGTTGCGCTCGGCGGGGACATGCTCAGTGGCGACATTCACGAGGAGTTGAGCGAGTCCAACGAGCTGCCCGTCATGCCCGCGCTGCTGGACCTCATGGGTTGCCTGATCTGGGCAATCGGGCGGCTCGCCGACGAATTCGGCCTGGTGTTCCTGCCGTGCGTCACGGGCAACCATGGGCGCAACACGAAGAAGCCGCGCGCCAAGGGGCGCAACTACTCCAACTTCGACTGGCTGCTGTACCAGTTCCTCGCCAAGCACTTCGAAGCCGACAAGCGCATCCAGTTCCTGATCCCGGATGGCTCGGACGCCCACTGGACGGTGTTCGGGCACCGGTACTGCATGACGCACGGCGATCAGTTCCGAGGCGGGGACGGCATGATCGGCGCGCTCGGTCCCATCATCCGCGGCGACCACAAGAAGCGAAGCCGCAACGGCCAAATCGATCTCGGCTATGACACGCTGCTCCTTGGGCACTGGCACCAGTTGATCCAGCTCCAACGGTTGATCGTGAACGGCTCGCTCAAGGGCTATGACGAGTACGCGGCCGCAAACAACTTCGGGTTCGAGCAGCCGCAGCAAGCGCTGTGGCTCACGCACTCGGAACGCGGCATCACGTTCTCCATGCCGGTGCACGTCGATGAGCGTCGCCATGTGGAGAACACGAAATGGCTGGAGTTCGCGGCATGAGCTGGCCCCTGATCGCCGCCTGCGGCTTCGCCTACCTGTGGGTGGCGATCGACCAGGGCCTGAAGGGCAATTGGCCGATGGCTGTCGTTTACTTCGGCTATTCACTGGCCAACGTGGGGCTGGTCATTCTGGCGAGGAACACATGACAGACCAGCTCTCTGACGAGCACGAGGCGCTCACCTTTCACCCGATCCCCACGGACAACCCGAAGGACGCGATCGGCAGCCAGAAGCTGCCTCTGCATCTTTGGCCGACCACCGCGACAGCCATGGGCTGCATCGGCTGCCTCGAAGGGGTGGGCAAGTATGGGCGCACGAACTGGCGCAAGGCCGGCGTACGGGCGTCCATCTACGTCGACGCCTGCAAGCGGCATCTGGACGCGTGGTTCGAAGGCGAGGAGGTGGCGCCGGACAGCGGCGTGCCACACCTTGCCAACGCGCTGGCTTGCCTGGCAATCATCGTGGACGCGCAGGCGGCGGGAAAACTGATCGACGACAGAGCATTCAATGGCGGCGGCTACCGCAGGCTGGTGGAGGCCCTGACGCCGCATGTCGCGCGCCTGAAAGAGATGCACGCCGACAAGAACCCGAAGCACTACACCATCGCCGATTCCGCCGACTGAGTTCTCCTGCAGTTGTCTCCTCCGGGGCATTCGTGCCTCTTCGCCCTCAGCCCTTCGGGGTTGGGGGCGTTTTTCTCGTTTCAGGCGCACCCAAGTCCGATCAGACCCAAGTTATCCAACACCCCGCGGGTTTGTTGTATAACTGAACGGAATCGGGGTTTTGTTCAAGGATACGTTCACGCCTTCCACTTCCGCCCGACCATCCAGCCACTTCGCTTGACCTTGATCCAGTCGGCCGATCGCTCTCCCGGTCGGTAGGGCGAGCCCAGGCGCTTGGCGACCAGCCCTTCCAGCCGCAATTGATGCACCGCCTGCTCAAACAGCGCCCGCCCGTGCTCGGCGTCGAAGTGCCCGATGTACAGCACTGAGGGCACCGCAGGCGTGAGGAGCTCGTGCAGCTGGCGCTTGCGCTCTTCGACGGGTAGGGCGATCAGGCTGTGACCGTCCCGCGCGAGCAGGTCGAACGCGCAGAAGGTCACCGCATCGCACTCCGGGTAGAAGCAGCGCCTGCGCGCGCGATCCTGCAGCCGGTTGAAATCGCTTCTGCCGAGGTCATCGAGCACGCAGACCTCGCCATCCAGGATGTGCGGGCCGCCCGTAAGTTTGCCGAGCCCCTGCGCCACCTCCGGAAACCATTTCGTGCAGTCCGCGCCGTTGCGGGTGGCGAGCTGCACCTTCCCGTCCTGCACGCCCGCGATGCACCGGTAGCCGTCATGTTTAAGTTCCCACATCCAGCCCGGCCGGTCGAACGGCGGCGGGTGCCCGCGCTCGGTGAGCAGCATCGGGGCGGGTAGATGCATCGGGCCATCGTGCCCGTTTCAGGCTCCGACTGCCTTGCGCGCCGCCTGCTCAGCGTCTTGGCTCGCCGCCTGCCGCTTGTGCTCGGCCTCTTCGGCGCGCAGATGCTTGGCGATCTCGCGCACCTTGTCCGCCAGGAGCTTGTCATCCTTGAGGTTCTCGGCGGCGTTCAGGACGGCCCCCATGGAGCGGGCGCGCTGGTCTTTGGTCATGGCTCTGCAGTCGGATGCGGAAAACGATGCGGAAAGGGATGCGGAAAACCGCTATCACTTCAGTAGCAATGATCCGTGGTGCCGGAGGCCGGAATCGAACCGGCACGGGTTTTACCCCGGGGGATTTTGAGTCCCGGGTGACTTCTAGGATTGGCGCGGGTTGCCGCGCGTTTTGTTCCGCAAAGAATCCTCTGTTGGGCAGCGTTTCGCCCCTCTAAGCGCAGTTTTTGCGGAAAACGAAAAAGGGGCCGCGTGGCCCCTTTTCTGCGAGTGAGTCCGGCCCCTCAACGCACGGGCGTCAGGCGCTCGGCGCGCGAGCGGTAGTGCGCCAGAGTCAGCGCCGGGTTGGAGTGCTGCAGGAGCTTCTGGGCATCGGCCAGGTCGGCGGCCAGGTCGGCGGCCATCTTGCGCATGTCGCGCAGGTACATCGCTTCGATCTGCTCGGCGAAGGCTTCATGCTTGCGTTCGCGGGCCTTGCTGGCGGCATGGCGGCGGGCCTTGTCCCACTCGCGGCGCAAGTCCTTCGGAAAGACCGGAAAGCCGTCCGGCGTGGAAATCAGCATCAGGTGCGCGGCCTCGTAGCCGCGGCGCCGCTCCACGAGCTGCGGCAGCACTTCCGAGAGCGACACGTCGAAGTCGGCCTTCTTGCCGGTCTTGCCCGCCTTCAGGTGCAGCACGTTGTCGGCCGGCAGGACCACCTTGATGCAGTCCTGCAGCCGCATACCCGTCGCGGACGCCAGGTCCATGGTGTCGCGCAGAAACTGGCAGGCTTCGGCGTAGACGGCCTCGAACAGTTCCACGGTCACGACGAATTCGCGCGGGCTCTCCTCGTTCTTCCAGCCCGAGCGCTCGAGGCCCGCGGCCGGCCACTTCACTTTCGTCAACCCCTCTAGCACCGCCCAGTTCCAGACGATCTGGAAGACTGACATCTCGCGGTTGGCCTGGGTGGGCGCCTTGACGGTCTTGTCCTTGGCGTTGCGCCGGTTGCGCAGGTACTGGCGCAGGTGCGGCATCTCCACCTCGTGCCAGGCCATCATGCCGAACACGGCATCGATGCGGCGGATCTGGCGCCCGTAGTTGCGCCGCGTCTCGGCGTTCGCGTAGTTCGGCAACTCCTCATCGATCCAGCGCGTGATCGCCTCGCGGATGCGGCCCTTCAGGCGCGGCGTCTTGTTGTGCAGCTCGTCCCACTTGGCAATCGCCACTTCTCGGTCGCGCCCGAGCGCGACATCGGGCTTGCCCTCGGGGCGCATGTCGTAGAAGTAGTACACGTACACGCGTCCGCCCGCGCCCTTGCGGACGTGGGTGCGCAGCCGCGGGTACTGCGTCTTCTTAGGCATTCAGGGCGTCCCAGTTCGGTCCAGAGGATGACACGATCTCGCGGCCGGCGAGGCGCTCGCGCACATGCACGCGCGAGACGACCACCCGCTTGCCGTCGCGCAGGCACGGCATGCTGTGCTGCTTGAGCCATGCTTCCTGCTCGGCTGCGCGGGCGTAGCCGGTCAGCGCATGCAGCTCGGCTGCGGTAAGGAATTCGATCTCGTGCGCTACGCTCATACCTCATGCCTCCCATGCGCCAGCGCGTGCAGCTTGCGGCCCAGCATGATGTTTATGCCCGCTTCCGCGCATCTTGATCTTCCGCCTCAGCGACCCATTGGGCGGCTTGCTCGAGCGTGAGCATTCCGGGTGTTTCTTCTGGGGCTTCGACTGGCTGCAGATCAAAGCCTGCGGTCAGGACGGCCCCGGTCAGGGATGGCGCCGTCACCGCGCACTGATACCCGCGCCACTCAAATTCCCGGAGCCCGCGAACGTGCGCGCGCACGACCGAACCGTTTGAACGAGTGTGCTCGCGGACGAAGTGAATGATCTTCTTGCTCTTGCCTTCCTGCGTCGCGACCTTGTTGCGGTCGGAGAAGTAGGCGGCGGTGTGCTCTGGTCGGACGCTAAACGTTACGCGCTTGCCGCTCTTGCGGACACCGACAGACCACTGGGATTCTCTGCCAGCCCACCATAGCAAGAGTTGTCGGAACATGCATGAAAGAAGATGTTCGACCTCCTGTTGGGTATGCTCTTCCCTGTCCCCGCGCCTGTCAATCAACGCAGGCGCTCGCCACGACGTGGAGGTAAAGCTGGAGCGCCGAGACGTTGAGTCGTGCGATAGGCGGCGGTGATTCAATTGATGAACGACTCGTTGTTTCTCTCTGGGGAATACGATCAGGCCGTCCGGTCGAACGACGACCCATGCCCACATCCAAAATGTGCGCGGTTTCTCCTCGCCTCTCTTTGGGCCGGAGAGTTCATAGCACTCCCCGAATTGATACGGTGTGCCCTTCACCTGCTCCACACTCGGCGGCAGGCCGGGTTGACGGATCGCGAATGCGAACCGCGGATTCAGGCGGTCATCGGTTTCATGCTTGGGGTGGATCATGAAGCAAGAGGCGATGACTGGCAGCGTCATGCCAGCTGGCAGCTTGGGGTTCTCCACATCCTCAATCCCCCAGTCTTGGGCGACGTAGATCCCCATCTTATGGATGGCGCGTACCTCCCTCTTTCCGAGCCAGTTCCCCTTCATCTCTGGGATGCGCATGGTATCGAACGATGCATCCAAGTTCTCCAGTAGTTCGGCCAAGGTTTCATGCCTCACTGCCTCTTGCGTCTGTTTGCGGCGATGGCGCTTGGGAGTCTCGGACGCTGCGGGAGCGGCAGGCTTTGGCGCCTCCCCAGCGGGCAGTGGGTCCGACTCGGATGGCGTTATTGACAGCACAGAAGGTGGCTCCTGGATCGCGACTGGCTCCGGGGGCAATGCCGCAGCCTCACGCCGGGCGAAAAGGCGCATCAGCAGCGCCTTGACGGCCGCCAGGACCGGGGACAGCCGCGTTCTAGGCGTGGACGATTCGATGGTGTTGCTCAATTCAGACTCCGTGCCGGTTGTAGATCGCCATTTCCTTCTTGCGGCTCACGTCACTCTCTCCCCATGCGCTGCGCGCAGCGCGGCGGCAACAGCATCAACGCGCGCGAGGTCTTCCTGCTCGGTGGCGTACTTGTGCGGATAGCCCGCATACGCTTCTTGTCGGTGCGCCAGTTCGGCGGCGATGTAATCGCGCCCCAGTTGCACGGCTTCTGCTGCTTGTCGCAGCAGGAGAGAGACTGCGGGGGACAGGAATTCGGGAGCAGAAGTCAGTTCATTTGACCCGTGCCGTTCGGTGTCTGCGCCCGTACTGGCGGGACGCCCGGCGGCCATAGCGATGACGGCCTCAAGTTCCTTGATGCGGTCGAGCAACGCGAGCATGGTGCGCGGACACGCAGCAGCGATGTAGTCGGCCAGCGGTCCCGAGTAGCTGCCTACGCTGATCACGGACGCGATAGCTTGCCGCCCCATGCCGCGGAAGTTGTCGCCGTATACGGAGTGAACGGTGCGCGATTCGTAGCGCTGCCCCGTCGCATACCAGCCGGACGACTGGATGTGCGCGGGAATCGCAAGCGCGAGCTTGCGCAGCAACTCCCGATCAGGCAACGGGCAGATCAGTGGGGTGGCACCGGGACCGGTGTCCCAGCGCTCCACGGGAAACACGCCGTCCTCACGCCACCGCCGACGCTGCTCTGTTGTCATGGGAGCGTACTTGTCGGCCGTACCATGCGGGGGCGTGTGCTGGGCGTCACCCGCCGTAGAAGCCTGGCCGGAGCGCGCGGTCACATGACCTGAATCCGAACCCGCTCCCGGCTCCATTGCCTCGCGCTGTTGCTCACTGGCTGTCATTGGCTCTGCTCCTTTCCGAGGGCAGCGGCAGCGCGGAACAGATTCGGGCGCGCAGGCCACAAGTCGCCAGCCTCCGCCGCGAATACGTGCTCGCCGAGGTACTGGCATTCAAGGATCGCGGCGCAGCCGAACTCGATGGCGTCGAACGCGCGGCCGTCCTTCGGTGCGTAGATGGCCTCTCTCCATCCCAACTCGCGCAGCCGGTGGAACGCCTGCTGCATCACGGCCAAGCAATCCTGCTCCGTGGGAAGCTGCTCGGCGCGCGCCCGCTTCTGCTCCTCGTGTTTGCGCAGAATCGCGTGAACGTCAAACATCTGTCTGTCATCCATTGGCATCTCCTTCGCTGGTGCCGCTCGAGCGGATGGCGGCAGCACAGGCTTGTGCTCCGCCACTGTTTGCCGCGCCGTAGTCGTTCTCTTGCTGGCGTTCCATCTCGTCGCAGATGCGGGCTGCCCGCTCGCGCTCGTCCTGGCGGATGCGCTGCTCCAGCGCGGCGAGCTGGTCATCGAACATCGCAACGACCGTCATGCCGAGATCGGTGTCAATGCTCGCTCCACACTCGCGCGCGAGGGCCAGCAGGGGGGCGGTGTCAGCGGTCATGCT